GACGCTGTCGGTCTGGCGATGGGCCAGGAGCAGCAGGCGAGCCGCTGGATGGCGAACGGCGCGCGCCCCGCCGGTGTCTTGCAGAGCGACAAGGTATTGAGCGACGCCGCGGCCCGGCGGCTCAAAACGCAATGGGACGAGTTCAAGGCCGGGATCCAGAACGTCGGCTCGACCGCGGTGCTCGAGGAGGGCATCAAGTGGCAGCCGATGACGCTGACCTCGGTCGATCTCGAGTTCCTCAACCAGCGCAATTTTTCGGTGCTGGAGATCTGCCGGTTTTTTGGCGTGCCGCCGCACAAGGTCGCGGTCGCCGACCGCGCTGCGGCGATGAACATCCCGCAGCAGGACCAGGATTATGTCAACGCGACCGTCGCCCCGGATCTGGAGCGCTGGGAGCAGAAACTGCAGCAGTATTTCGAGCTCGACCAGGCCGACCCGCCGATCTATGTCGACCTCGACGAATCGCAGTTACTGCGCGCCGACATTCTGACCCGGCGCAACGCCGCGCGGCTCGGTGTGCTCTCCGGCATCACGACACCCAACGAGGAGCGCCGGACCGAGGGCCTGCCGCCGAAGCCCGGCGCCGACAACCTGCTGGTGCCGGCCAATACCGCCGCCCTCGGCAGCGACATGACCGGGGTGGCACCCGACGGCGCCGGCCGCCCGCCGGGCGGCAACATGCCGGCACCCGGGGTGCCGACCTCGGGCGACCAGCCCGGCACCGAGGATTTACCGCAAACGAGCTGAGCCATGGCTGAAAGCAACCGCAACACCAAGGCCGGCACCGCCGGCGGCACCGAGATCGATGTCGATCTGCTGCAGCCGATGCACCAGGGCTCGCGCACGGTCACCCTGTCGGCCAATTATACGATTTCCTACCCGCCGGGTTACCCGTCGCCGCCGGGCATGACCGGCTGTGCCGCCGCCAACCTCTACTACCCGCGCACTTTGACCAACGGCTCGCAGATTACGCTCGCGACCGCCGAGGCCAATGCGCTGATCGCCGCCGGCAAGGCCGCCTGACATGGCCAAGCGCGTATTGCTGAGCAACGCCAGCAGCGGCATGGCGGGCGGCATGGGGGCGGTCGACGCGGCACTGGCCGATCTGGCGACTGACGCCAGCGGCAATGGTGCGCAGTTTCTCGCCGGCGACGGCACCTTCAAGGCCGCCGGCGGCGGCGCGGTGCAGTCGGTTACGGTGACGTTGACTTCGGCGCAGCTGAAGGCGCTCAACACGACCCCGGTGACGATTGTCGCCGCGCCCGGCGCGGGCAAGCAGATCCTGGTTTTCGCCGTCTTCTACGAGCTGATTTTTGGCACGGCGGCATACACGAACATTGATGCGCCGGGCCTCTACTACAACAACGCCCTCAGCGCTCCGATCGAGGCGGGCGCCACGGCCGCGAATATCTTTGGCGCCAGCGGCAACAAGACCGGCCGCGGCACACCCGGATCTGCGAGCAATACGATCGGCCCCAACGCCCCTGTCGTCTTTGCCGACGATCAGGCCTGGGCGACCGGTGACGGGACCGGCAGCGTAACCGCGTTTTATGCGACTGTGACGCTCTAGGCGATGATCCGGCAATTATTGCCGGCGGCGATCACGCCGCTGGGCGACGATGAGGTCGAGCTGGTGTTGTCGACCGGCTATCTGGCGCGCGACGGCCATGTGCTCGTGCCGCAGGGCTGCGAGCTCGCGAGCTATCGCGCCAATCCCGTGTGGCTGTGGTCGCACGACCCCTTAACCCCGGTCGGGCGCTGCGAAGAAATTACCGTCGACGGCGACAAGATCCGCGCCCGGGTGCGCTTCGCACCCGCCGGCATCAGCGCCAAAGCCGACGAAATCCGCGGGCTGGTCAAATCGGGTGTCATCAACGCCGCCTCGGTCGGTTTTGAGCCGCTCGACGGCGAGCCGCTCGACCCCAAGCGCCCCAAGGGCGGCCAACGATATACGAGGTGGGAATTGCTCGAAGGAAGTTTTGTCGCGGTGCCGGCCGACCCGTCGGCATTGGTGACCCAACGCGCTGCCGAGGGCGCCTCGGCCGAGGCTGACGGCGCTCGCGGCTATCGCCCGCGCCAGCGGCGCCACCACGCCGCGGTAATGCCGCCGCGGATCCGCGGCATGTATGGCGTTGGCCAGCTCGCTTACCTGTTGGACATGCTGTGCGACGCGCAGCGCATGGCCGAATTCGAGCGCTCGCTCGAGGAGGACGACAGTGCCGTCCCGGAGATGCTGACGGCCTGCCTGCGCGATCTCGGCGAGGCGCTGGTGGCGATGACGGCGGAAGAGGTCGCCGAGCTCATCGGTGACGACGAGCCCGGCGAAAGGTCGCTATCGGGGGAAACCGATCTCGCCTTTGTTGTGGCTGCAAAAACCCCGGCGGTCAAGCGCCTGCGTCTCGGTTATGCCGCGGCGCGCGCGGCGGCCACCGCGCACCGTGCCGGCAAGGCCTTGTCGGCCGCCAATGCGGCGCGGCTGGGCCAGGTCGAGGCGCACCACGCGCGCGGCATGGCGCACCACCGCGACGCCTCCGACTGCCACGGCGCCATTGGCGATTGCCACGACGGCATCGGCACAGCGCACGAGCGCTGCCGCACCGCGGTCGACGATCTCGCCGCCGACGGCGAGGATAACGGCGAGCACATGCCGTGCCGCTGCGAGCGCTGCATGCGGGCGCACCGGGCACTGACGCGCAACCTCGACGCCATCGCCGATCACAACACCGGGCTCGGCGACGAGCACGAGGCATTGGGCGACGCGCACCGCGGCATCGCGCGCTCGATCCGCAGCGCCAGCCGCTGCCTGCGCGCGGTCGACGGCTTTGAGCCCGGTGACCAGAACGATAGCCACCAGATCCAGACCTCGGCCGGCACGGACGACTCCGAGGGCTCGGATGACGGCCGGGCACTGAGCTTCGCTACCCGTCAGCAGCGCCTGCAGGCGCTGGCAAAAGCAGCCTAACACCCGCCCCCGGTTCGGGGGTTCCCAAAGCAGCGCCGCCTCAGGCGAAACCGCAGGTTTCGCCCAGGGGCGGTCGAGAGCACGTGCTCTCGACCGGATGACGCCGCGTCCGATCACATGGAGAAAGAGTCGATGAGGCTCGCGGAACTCCGCCGGCAACGCGCGGCGGCCTTTGACGCGTTTGCGACACTAGCCAACCAGGAGCAACTGAGCGAGGCCGAGCAGGCCGATTACACGGCGCGCGAGCGCGCAGTGACCGAGCTCGACGACCAGATCACGAGGACCCAGCGGGCATTGGATCTGGCCGCCGCAACCGCTCAGCCGGTCGCCGGCCAGGGCGCCGCCGCCCCCGCTTTCGCGGGCGCAGGCTCGGTTCCCGCGGCCCCGGAGCGCGACCCGTACTTGAACGAGCAGGCGGCGATCGACCGCGGTCTCAGAACCCGCAAGGGTCTGGTGATCGGCGGCATGATGCGCATGGTCGGGCGCGCCCAGCAGTCGTTTGCCAACCCGCGCGATGTCGCGGTCCAGCAATATGGCGAGCGCCACCCGGTGACCGAGGCGGTAACCCGCGCTCTGGTCGCCTCGATCGGCGCCTCGGGCGGCTTTATCGTGCCGCCCGACTACGTCGCGGAGATCATCGAATTACTGCGCCCGAGGGCAGTCGTGCGCGGCGCCGGCCCGCGGGTCATCCCGATGCCGCGCGGCACGATGACCCTCCCCGGCCAGGCCTCGCCGGCGACCGCCAGCTACGGCACCGAGACGGCGAAGATCGCCTCCTCGCAGCAGACCCTCGACCAGATCGTTGCCAGCTACAAAAAGCTGACCGCACTGGTGCCGGTCGGCAATGATCTGATGCGCTACGCCGACCCGGCGGTTGACGCCTTTGTCCGTGACGATCTGGTGAAGGTAATCGCGCTGCGCGAGGACCTGGCGTTTCTGATCGGCGACGGCACGCAGGGCACACCGCGCGGCTTTTTGTCGTTTGCCAATGCCTGGGCGGCCGCACAAGGCGGCACGGTCGGCAATTTCAGCTCGACCGGGAATTCGACCCTCGCGGCCAATGGCACCGCCGGCAGCGTGCTGCAAGGCCTCAACGGCGGTAATTGGATCACGTCCAACGAGACCTACACCCTGGCGACCGCGGCCTCAGAGCTCGGCGGGCTCGTCAACAAGCTCGACGGCGCCAATGTCCCCGAAGACAAGCGCGTGTGGTTCTTCCACCCGCGCAGCTTCAATTATTTGAACAACGTACAGAATAGCCTCGGCGTTTATGTCTACCGCGAGGAACTGGCCAACGGTACCTTGCTCGGCTACCCGTTCAAGAAGTCGACGCAGGTCCCGATCAATATTCACGACGCGACCAGCACAAACAACGACTGTTCATTCGTGTTTTTGGCCGAGATTGACGAGGTCATGATCCTCGACTCGATGAGCCTCGAGCTCGCGGTCTCGCGCGAGGGCACGTACATCGACGCCAACAGCAATACGGTCTCGGCCTTCCAGTATGACCAGACCTTGATCCGGGCGATTGCCGAGCACGATTTCCAGCTGCGCCACGACAGCGCGGTCGCG